ACGCATTCGACGCACTCGAAGGTACCACCGCGCAGTAAGCGCGTACTCATATCCGCGTCACACGTCCGCGCCGTGTGACATCAGCGAGTCCCGCGCGAGCGAAAGCGAGGCACAGTCATGGCAGACGAAGCCGCCAGCACCACCGAGACCACCGCCGCTGCGACGACCGACGACGCGCAGACCACGGCAGAGAAGACCGCCGAGAAGACGTACACGCTGGCAGAGGTCAATGCGGCAGCAGCCAAGGCGCGCAAGGCCGACGCCGAGGAGACCAAAGCAGGGAAGGCCGCGATAGCCAAGCTCGCAGAGATGGAAGCCGCGAACCTCACGGCAGTGGAGAAGGCCGAGAAGAAGGCCGAGGCAGCTGAGAAGCGCGCACTGGAAGCCGAGGAGAAAGTCACCAAGGCGGAACTGTCCGCGATCAAGGCGAGCATCGGCGCTGAACTCGGTATCCCCGCGTTGCTGCGATCGAGGCTGTCAGGCACCACCGAAGAGGAGGTCCGTGCGGACGCGGTAGCCGTAGCCGCCGACCTCAAGATAGAGCCGAAGCCCGCACCCGTGGGCGCTGGTGGCCGTCCGGCCATCACATCGGTCACAGACCCCAACGACGCGCAGACCCGTAAGGCTATGGGCCTGCCACCAAAGGAGTAACAAGTGCCGAACGTCATCGCACTCGCCAAGAACTACGTTCCGATGCTCGACGAGGTTTACAAGGGCGCATCCGTGTCCACCGACCTCACCGCCGACTCGTCTCTCATGCGTGCCGGTGCCAACGCCAACGAACTGCTCTACCCGCAGATCGACGTGACCGGTCTTGGCGACTACGGTCGCAACAGCGGATACACCGACGGCGCGGTTGCCGTTGTGTGGAAAACCGCCGTGTTCAACTACGACCGTGGCACGAAGCTCTCGGTTGACGTGATGGACGACCAGGAGACCTTCAATATCGCATTCGGCCTCGCCGGTGCGGAGCTCCAGCGCACCAAGGTCGCTCCCGAGGCTGACGCCTTCACCTTCGCGTCCATCGCGGGCAAGGTCGGCATCTCCGCCGCCGTTCCTGCAACCTACGCGGACGGCAGCGCGTTCCTCGCTGCGCTGCTCGTGGCCAAGACCAAGATGGACGAGGACGAGGTTCCCGAGGAGGGGCGCATCCTCTACGCCACCCCGACGCTCCTGAACAGCGTCATCGCGCTGGACACCACCAAGAGCCGCGAGGCGCTCGCTGGGTTCAGCAAGGTGCAGAAGGTTCCGCAGACGCGCTTCTACACCGCCATCAACCTGCTCGACGGCAAGACCGCCGGCGAAGAGGCTGGCCACTACACCAAGGCCGTGGCTGCGAAGGACATCAACTTCCTCATCGTCCACAAGCCCGCCGTCATCAAGTTCGACAAGCACACCGTGTCCAGCATCATCACGCCGGACAACAACCCCACGTCGGACGCATTCATCTCCAAGTACCGCAAGTACGGCATCGTGGACGTGTACGCCAACAAGCTCGCTGGCGTCTACATCAGCACGAAGGTTTAATCGTGCGCCGCGTAGGTATGGCCGCGCCCAAGGCTGCTCCCAAGCCCAAGGCCGACAAGCCCGACGCCAAGGCTGCTCCCAAGCCTGAAGCGCCGTCCGAGTAACACCCGCACCCCCACGGGGCTCCTCACGGAGCCTCGCTACCGCTGCCCTCCACGGAGCGCACCGCTAGCGAGCACACCCAGTCCACGACCAAGGAGCCGCCACGTGGCTAACAAGCCGTTTCGCGCGATAGCCGACCGCCCCGAACTCGTGGCGGCACTGGCTGGCAAGGCCGATGGTGCTCGTTTCCTCGGCTTCACTCGGCAGATTGTTGCCGTTGACGAGGCCGACCGCTTCGCAAAGGCGGGCGCTGCTCAGGATGGCGACCTGTGGTTTCAGCCTGTAGCAGGTGCTCCCGCCGACACGACCGCTCCTGCCGCTCCCACGGCGTTCTCGTCCACCGCTGGAAACGCTCAGAACGTGCTCGCGTGGACGAACCCGACCGCTCCCGACTTCGCAGGCGTCAAGGTGCTGCGCAAGGCTGGCGGCTATCCAGCGACCATCACGGATGGCACCGTCGTCTACACGGGCGTCGGCACGGGCTACACGGACGTAGGCCGCACGAACGGTGTGGCAGACTTCTACGCCATCTTCGCGTTCGACGCCGTGCCGAACTACTCCGCGCCTGCCACCGCCACCAGCACGCCGACGCTCGGCAACGTCGCACCTGCCGCGTTCACGCCGGTCGTCTCCGCCATCACCGCCACGGGCTGCACCGTAACCGCGTCCACCACGGACGCCAACAGCGACCCGCTCACGTACAAGTACGCCGTGACCACGAGCGCCACGCCTCCCGCCGACTGGACCGCGATAGCGGCGTTCACGTCGCCACAGGCAGTGACGGGGCTGACTGCGAGCACTCCCGCGTACTACGCGCATGTCCGCGCCTTCGACGGCTCACTGGCCACGGTCGGAACCTCGACATCGTTTGCCACCGCCGCCGCTCCCGACGTGACGCTACCTGTCCTCACGGGTGCGCTATCTGCGGTCGCTCAGGCTGGCGGCACGTCGGTGCTCCTCGACTGGCCCGACGCGACTGATAATGTGGGCGTCAACGGCTATGACGTGGAGTACGGCACGACGAACGCCTACGGCTCGATCGTCACTGACCCGACCGCCTCCACGGTGCTCATCACGGGGATGCTCGGCACCACGCTCTACTACTTCCGCGTGCGCGCCCACGACGCGGCTGGAAACGTGAGCGCATGGCTCACCACCACCACCACCACCACCGCCACCGCTGTCGTCTACACCGAGCCGTTCGATAGCCTCGCTGCATGGACAAAGACGTATACAGCAGGAGCAACAGCTACCATCGTCGCGGGTCGTTTCCATCTTGCGGAGATGGCCGAAGACGCCGTGTACCGATTCGATACACCCGGCACGGCGCTCACGGACGTGCTTGTGCAGGGCAAGGTGTTCGCTGGGCCAACGAACGCAGCCCGAGCCATGTTGTTTGCCAGAGCAGGCGGGGCGAACTGCAACGATGGATATTGCGCGAGGTATGAATTCTCCAACAAGACCCTCAATCTGCTGATCGGTAGCGTGAACCCCGTAGGGGCAACCGTGACGCTTGGCGCACACCCTACCAGCGTCGGAGTCAAGGTAACTGGTACGGGTTCCAGCACGAGGCTGACAGCCTACGTCGATGGCGCACCGAATGCCACATTGACCGATATCGCTGACCCTGCCGGTACTTACGTTTCAGGAGCCGCTTCCGTACAGGGATACGCAGCGACAGCCATATTCGAGATGGACGACTTCACCGTGCAGGTACTCTAGTGCCTACCTTCGTCGGAACTGGGGACAGCATTACATCGGCGGCTGGGCAGGCCGCGCAGGAATGGCCTCAGCGTGTCCACAACAAGATAGAAGCCGCTCATGCTGGCTCTGCGTGGAACGTCTATAACACGGGTGCTGGAGGGGCGCAGACTACTACCCTATCCGGTAGTCCAGCAGCCTTTTCAGGACAAGGATACGCGCCTTCGGTCATCGGGATAATGATTGGAGTAAACGACGCATGGGCCATAGCGCATGGGTGGACAACGACGCAGACGGATATACCTAGTTCGTCGGTCGAGATAGTAAGGGCGAGTATTTCCTCTTTCCTTGACTACTGCCTCGCGCTCCCTGCCTCTACTCCGTGGGGGCACCCGCTAGTCATATTGCTGGGGCCATCACCGGCACCAGCCGCAGGGCATAGTAGGCCAGAAGAGAACATGCGTGCGGTTGAGATTATTCTTCGAGAAGAAGCAGCATTCCGGGGGGTTCCTTTCGCGTCTATGTTGGACGAGTTCCGCAATGTGGCAGTGCCTTCGTGGGGGTATCCTGCGACTTCAGCGGAGAACTTGTACTGGACATTTGATGAGCTTCATCTGAACGACCTCGGCCAAGAGGTTGTAGCGAGCAAGTTCTATTCGATGCTCACACCATACCTCGCGGCAGACGGCTCGGTCATCGCGCCCGTGGCGTCGCCTCCCTCCGCCAACGCCGCCCCCGTCCACTACCGCTCCGCAGGCGCTTGGCAAGACTGCACGACGCATATCCGCACCGCAGGCGTTTGGAGTTAGCACATGCCGCGAATCATGCCCTACGACACGACGGCTGACGGCCTGACCGTCACCTACCGCGTCGTCAACCCCGCCACACTCGCGGTCGTCACAGCGTCCACCGCCGCCGTAGCGGGACTCGCCAAGCAGTACCTCACCGCCGCCGTCATCCCCGACGGGATGCGCGTGGAGTGGTACGAGGCTGGCGTGTACCAGGTGAGCGAGGACGTGCCGATGTCGGCGTCGTTCGCGGGGACGGTAACTGCGCCAGCCGTCAACACCGACGCTCTCGCTACCTCGCTGGCACCGCTCATGCCCGCGCCCAACCCGACCACGCTGGCACCTGCAGAGCGCACCGCGATAGCGAACGCTGTGGTGGCGGTTCTCCCCGGCACAACGCCGCCGCTCGGCTACGTGCGGCTCTCATCGGCTGACACGAACCCAGACGGCAGTCTCAAGTACGGCACGCTGCTACCTGGAACCGTGCTCGACGCGTACCTCGTGGGCGATGCCGAATTCGCGACTCCGAAGGCCGACAACGTGACGGCAGCAGCGAACGGCTCATGGCATATCGACGTTCCCGAGAGTGCCACCTATTCGCTGGTGGGCAGGCGTCCCGACAAGAACGCGACGATACAGGTGGTGACGGTCTAATGGCATTCCCCCCGCAGACAGACATAGGCGGCGGCACCATCCCGCTCACGCTTGCTGTCAACACGTACGTGACGCTGGCAGAGGCCGAGGCGTATCTCGACACGCGACTCCATGCCGAGTCGTGGCGGGCCGCTACAGCCGACGACAAGACCCGCGCGCTCATCAGCGCACAGCGCGCACTCTCACGCATCCCCTACCGCTGGCACAAGACGACGCTCGCGCAGGTGCTCGACTTCCCCCGCATCTCGCGGGAGACGGATGACTCCTTCTACTACGCCACCGACCCGACGGTTGTCCCGCGGCTGGTCAAGGATGCGCAGTGCGAGGAGGCTCTGGCGCTGCTCGTCAACGATGTACGTGCGCTCGCACAGTCGCAGGGAGTCACATCGCAATCGGCTGGCGATGCATCCGAGTCCTACGCGCCTCGCTCACAGGCTGGGCTGCTCTCGGCAGAGGCACACCGGATGCTCGCCCCGTGGATTGAGAGCACGCTGCGGATTGCGAGACCGCGATGATGCCGATGCGCCAGTCCGTGACGTGGCTCGCTCTCACGGGTGCCGACGACTTCTCACAGCCGACCTACTCCGAGTCCGTGATTCCCTGCCGGTTGCAAGCGCGATGGAAGCAGATACGCAACGCGCAGGGTGCGGAGGTGACGAGCAGCGCCGTCGTCTACACGCTGGCCGCCGTCGGAATCGGAGACGCAATCCGTCACGGCGGGCGGGACTGGTCCGTGCTGAACGTGGGCGACATCGTAGACCTCGCGGGAGCATTCTGCTATCGGGAGGTGGCGTTGTGAGCATGGAGTGGAAAGGCGAGGCCGCCACCGCCGCCGTATCCAAGGCGATGAAGGGCGCTCTGGTGACAGGCGCTGAGATGGTGCTTGCCAAGAGCAACGCCGAGGTTCCTGTAGACGAAGGGACTCTGCTGCGAGGCGGGACGGTGAACCCGTCAGACGGCGGCAAGGTGCAGACCATCAGCTACAACGAGACGTATGCGGTCAAGCAGCACGAGGACTTGGGCCTGAACCACCCCAACGGCGGGAAAGCCAAGTACCTGGAGGACCCGATGAACGCCAATGGCGGCAAGGTCCTCACGCTCATCGCCAACGCCGCCAACAACGCCATGAAGGGGTGACGCCGTGATGCTCACAGCGCTCAAGGCGTGGGTCGCCTCACTCGTGGCCCGCACCATCGTGCTCGAGTTCCAGCCTGACACCCCGAACGCGCTCGTCGTGCTCCGAGAGTACGGCGGCGGCACGCAGATGCGCGGGCGCTCAAAGCTCGACAGGAGCGTACAACTGCTGTTCCGCAGCGATACCCCAACAGGAACGCCGAATGCCGCACAGACCGCTAGCGCGGACGCATGGACGGTATATCGCGCGCTACTCCCCGTCCCGCCCGTCATCGTGGCAGCGGGGGGAGGCAAGTACACGGTCAGACCGATGCAAGCGCCGTTCTTCCTCGAACGCGACGCATCGCTACGCAGCACGTACGTATTCAACGTCGCGGTAATCGCGGCACCAGACTAGGAGGCAACATGCCAGCAATCACCACCGATGCCGTGCTCTTCGGGCTTAACGACGCGAAGGTGTCGCCGCTCGCTACCGACCTCACCACGGCTCCCACTTACGGTACGGCGATGGACTGCCCAGGCGTCTCGACGCTCTCGGCTCAGCCCATCATGGAGAACAAGGAGAATCGCGGCGATGGCGTCATCCTGCACACGACCTCGCGCATGGTCGGCATGGACATCGAGTTCAAGGTAGCGATGCTGCCGCTTGCCATGCTGCCGATGATTCAGGGCGGTACCATCACGTCAGGCGGCGTCACTCCCGCAGGCAAGCAGACCTACTCGCTCAAGCAGACCGACGCCGGTCCGCAGTACTTCAAGATCGAAGGCGTCTGGGACCCGGGCGAGGTCGGCATCGGCGATACGCACCTGTCCGTGTTCAAGGTCAAGTGCACCGAGCCGCCGGCAGTCGTGGTCAACGACGCCAACGGCGACTACGGCGACCTGACCATCAAGGGCCGCGCCGTGTTCACGCTGTCCGACAAGAAGCTCTACGAGATCGTCATCAACGAGACGGCCATCCCTCTCGTCTAACACCGCATCTTCAGCTTGCAGCAGGGCGGGTCGGGCTGTGTCCCCGGCTCGCCCTCTGCATACCTCCGACACAGGGAGTCAACATGTCAGACCTCACGCAAGACGGCTACACGATCACCATCGCGGGCGAGGAACGTCCGTTCGCGCTCAACATGGGCGCGCTACAGGTCATCGCCGACAACGGCTACAGCGGCGAGGACGGCGAACCCGACTTCGAGCACGCGTTCGACGCCGCCACGGGCAACGACTTCAAGGCCGCGCGCCTCGTGGCGTGGGCCGGACTGCTCGCGCCGTTCATGGACGACGAAGGCGTCATCGACTTCAAGGCCGCTCCCAAGCTGACCGTCACGAACCGTATGGCGATAGGCGAACTCATGGAGGCCGCCGCTACCGCGACCATCGCCTACCTCGGCATGCTCCCGCGCGGCACCATCGAGGCCCTTGCCGCCGCGCAGAAAGAAGCCGAGAAGAAGGCCGCAGCGGAGAAGGCCGGACGCCCTACACGTGCCCCCCGAAAGAAGTAATCGGGCGGGCCTACTTCGCCGACGCGCTCTACAACGCGCTCTATCTCGGCATCACAGAGGCGTC